ACCAATAGATATATCTGTTTGATCAAGGTCGTGAGGGCCAAAGTGAGTCTTGTATTTATAATTCTCGTGGTGCTGATACAATGCCATAGTTTTGGATACTTGATCATCGGACCAACCACATGTCTCACGTAATTTATCCCATTGCGCCTGCACAATATAGCAACACTCAATTAATGACCTTCCGACGAACTCGTCATATTCAATTACATTGATTTTCTTTTTATCCACTTGGAAATACCATATAGACATAGAGTCTGTGAAACCAATATCCCACGCTGTATATACAGGTTTAGACGGATCGAAGATAGAAAGATCTTTAATAGCTCTTCCTTCCTTCTCCAGCTTAGCAATTGCTTCAGTGTAATATGAACCTACCATACCGGCTTCAAAAGAGCAGTTGTGCACAACTCGTCCATTGGCTACATAGGACTCGTCATACTGTACAGATAAATTATAAACCGGACCATCATAGTATTCTGTTGTTATCTCACGAATGGCAGAGTGCATACAATACTTAGCAATATCATTGTTTTTAGGATCTGATTTGCTGTGATTGCATTGTCTGATTTGAACTGAATATCTATCTGATGCGTCAACGGTGCGTCCTTGTATATAGCATTGACCTTTTTGTTTTGTTATTCCGGCACGAAGACCTAAAAGAACGGATAACTGCTGCATGTCGTAAGCCAGATTCTCAGATACTGTAGAGTAAGACCACCATAAATACTTGTCTTGTACCTCGCAACCGTCACCTTTTATCAGGGTTTCCCATACTACTTTTTCGTGTCCTTTTATTATATCAAAAGGTATGTGCTTATTCTTAGCTCCGGAGCCACAAAGGCATACTAATCTATCCTGTAAATCTGTATCATAGATATAAATTTGAGTAGTCTGGGAATCTTTCATATGCCTTATCTGAGCAGTATACCCTAAACTAGCAGCTAAACGACTAATTTCTGCGTGGTATTGTACTTCATTTCTATGCAAAGTAAATTGCACAGCATTCTTAGAACAAGAACCTTCTGATATAAACCACGCTAATAGTCGAGCAAAATCTTCAGATATAATGGGTTTTCCTGAAAGACGTCGCGGATATGTGATCCTATCTCCTTTTTTCAATTTACCCGCAGGCACCCATTCATAATATTGAGAGCTTTTATTGTATATTCTAATCGGATGATTAGGGGTACAAATCAGATCTTGGCCATTGCCGTAAGATTTTATACGCACCATTGGTCCTGTATAATGATGCACAATTGTATTAGTTACCTTTCTCATTCTATTAGCATGAGTTAAGACTATATCCCCTTCGTGTATATCCTTTATCTGAATCTGCCCTCTCCCAGTAGTGATAAGGGTTTCAGGGGTAAAGCAGTAGTACTCCTGCTGTATTATTTCTTCAGGGATATTAAGATCTCGTTGCTCTTGGATTGCTTCAGGTGACATAATAGGCACCATAACAGGTTTATTATCCTTACCAATAATAGGTTCACCTTGATTATCAAGAAGAGGTTTTCTCGTATCATCAACAGTAAGGACCTGTAAGAAGTAGTTCGCACCTTTATTATTCACAGCGTCGACCATACTCTTAAACAAATCGAATGCATGATTACGCCCCCTGGGGGTGGTAATAAACATCGCCCAGCCGTCGTTCTCGTTAAGGATTGGGGATAGGTAATCCCATACTGACGGTTTCATTACAGCAAACTCTGAAAGTGTTACACCAACAGGGTTTGAGCCGATAAGCGAGTCGATACGGTCTGCTCCCACCAACTGAATAAGCGAGCCGTTCTTTAGACGAATAGACATATCGTCATCCCTTTTGGATGCTATTAAAGGAGGTGGTATAAAATCCAAGAAAGGGATACCATCCTTAGTGGAACCTGTCCATATAATTTTTCTCGCTTGGTTCAGTAGTGGCAGGACATGCCAGTATGTCCCAACTCTTTTCTGTGATTCTTTAATTAAAATATTCCAAGCCAATAAGTCTTTACCGGTACGGCGGTGCGCTAATAAAAATGCACGCTGCCTCTTCGGTGTCTCATCAAAGTACCTCAGCACAGGATATTGATACTCACGCGGAGTGAAACGATAAGGCAGGGTAATTACCTCTGGGGTTACTATCTTATTAGATGAACGTTTAGGACGCGCTAGAGCCATTGCTATCCTCCTCAGATTTAATGTCTGGTTCCGGTGTTACATCAATAATTTCTGCTGTGCCTTTTTCTTTATAAAATTCAAGCATTTTAGCAGAGTCTTCTCGTTGCTGCGTAATACGTTCTACACGTCCTGAATCATCTACAGATTTTACTACACCAATATTGCGTGCGTAGCCGTGCTTCGTTTCGTCAACACCATCAAAAGATAAGATATTGATTGTCGTACCACCTGTTGATTGAGGATGCGCTGCTGCGTAGGCACGTGGATTGTATGTCTCCGGAAGCTTCGCTTTCGCCACCTCTACCAAGAGTTTATTATCTTTTACCGCGTAGTCGCCTATGTATTCACCTTTTTGGAATACCGGGTTAGTTGTTCCGTTGAGAGCACGGTCTATCATTGTAGCGTCAAGCGAATCTTTAAATACTTGCCGTGCCATTTCAATATCTTTAGAGAATTGCTCATGCTTTTTAGCATAATATAGAATAGATGAGGGTCTCATTGTAATCTTCGCATTATTTTTAACAGCAAGTGAGATTGAACCATACTTCTCTACGCCAGCAAGAATGAGTGGTCTTTGCTCCTTGAATAAATTAATCTCGTCTTCTGTTAGGCGATAATAACTAGAGCGTGCCAGGTTCGTATCCTGCATTGCTTGCTCGAGTTCTTCTTGTTTAATAATTAATTCTTGTTCTTTTTGTTCCATTTTCTCCTGCTTTACTACCAAGTGCTCTTGTTTTCTACGTAGCTCCGTCGCTACTCTCTGGCAAGATCTTGGGTCATAGTACGCGTTTTGGAGCTGTGTATCTTTGGCTTCTTGGAATTTTTTAATATTATTATAGTATCTATCACGTGTTCTTTCAAGTTGCTCTACTTCTTGTACCAAAAGTTTGTATTGGTTGTATGTGTCTCGAAAATCCACCATCATAGCAGTGTAATCTTTGTATGTTTCTCTGATTCTACGCCTATGTTCGCGCCAAAGGAGCTCTGATTTCTCCGGATCCGGAGATTCTAAGACTGCTCTGATGCGCGCATAGCGCTTTTTAAAGCTTTTGGCTAGTCTCAGTACGTCGTGTCGTCGCGCCATCGCTTAAATCACCTCCCAGCGGTGCCATTATAGCAAGAATTTGATGGAGTAGCAAGAGATTGTATGAGATTTGAGGTGGTGACGCTGCGACGAGGTGATGAAAAAACTTTTGTGCACGGCTACAAAAGTATTGACAAATTGGTATTTTTGTGAAAATGCAGACAGGGAGCGAGAGAGCATGAAAGTGACGGTCTGTCAAGAGGCGTTCGCGGTGTAAGAATGTTTTAAAACATTCTTACAATGTAAAAAGAGACTTTCCCTATAAGAGATTGAATGACAAAAGAGACTTTTTACGGCAGCAGGAAACCCAATATTCATGCATTTTTCGACTTTTAACAAAACTTAATAAAAAATGTAATGTTGCCAAACTCTTCTTAACAAAATTTTACAAAAAACTTTTTTCAAGCTATACTTGAGTTTCCAACTTTCTTACAGCGCAAAGCCTTATTCTACGCGGAAAAACAGAATTGTAAAGTTTGTAATTTTTCGTGTACGTAAAAACCCCCGTAACAGATTTTTTTGTTTTTCGTAGGATGACGATTTTGAGAGCTGGAAACCCGCACTATGACTGCGTTGTAGCTGTAAGAAAGTGGTTTTGGCACTTTCTTACGCCCCCCCCCGGGGGTGTTAGACCTTTGACTAGAGAGAGTTTGAGGCATATGTAAACAAATATTAAGAAAATTTTAGTAAGGGTAAATCACCCTTTTTACATTTTTTTGAGTTAATTTTTCCTATTTTTAGAAAAACATGTTAAGTTTTGTAACTAAAAGTATATACTTTTTCACCAAAAGTATATACGATTTTAGCCAAAACTTAATGAAGTTTTGTAAAGTTCTTAATAAAATGACGAAATTTTGGTCAGATTTTTTCGATGAGAAAATTTTGTGATTCTGTAATATTTCTTAACAAAACAGGGGTATTTTTGGAAATTTTTATAAATTCTTTGATAAATTTTAAAATTATTTTTATGGAGCTTTGGTGGGATGAATTTTTATTGAGTTGAGAATTTTTGGTGACACCTTTAGGGGGGTGCTATATTTGTGTACTATTACTTTAATTTTGTAGCGATTTTTAATGTCGTCTGTGTGAGTTGCCTCCCCACCACCCCACCCCTCACACCCTCATGGCGAAGGGGCGTCGGACCATCGGTTCATCAGAACCTTGCTGTATCAGGAAAAGTCACTTGTTGCCCCGCCGCGCCCTTCGGATACGGTGCTTCGCACGGATTTGCTATCGCAGTGATAGCCCTATATATTATATAATATATAAGAATCTATTCCCACCCGCCACCCAAGGTACGTGCCGGGGCATAAAAGGACAGACCGTGCCCCGTCACCGCTGTTAATTTTTATTTGTTGCTTCGTTGTGGTGACGACACGACGCACCAACACAATGTAAGGTATCACAAAAAGGCCTCAAAGCCAGTCATAGTGACGGTGCGCCGCCCCATCACCCCACCACAAATACACCATTATAATACTACAAATTAAACGTATTCGTTTAATTCTACATTAAACGACGCAGTAACTATGTATATATACACAATTAATCAAAAATCTAAACTACAACATTAACTTTTAATAATAAACTAAACTACAACATTAAGTTTTAATAATAATAAAAAAATAAGTCCAACTAGCATAAGCTCACTCCATGTCAACACCAAGGTGTACACTCACCAGGGTGTTGACATGTCGCTCTCTTATGCTTCAACAACAATTGTTAGATCAAATAATTATAAATAATAAATATTACAAAATAAACAAATGACCTACTTGTCAAATTTTATTACTAAAGGACATAAGAATTGTATTTGCTAACCCCTCCGCATCAACACCAAGGTGTACACTCACCAAGGTGTTGACACGTATTTGTTAGCAACCGTTTTCTTTTTGTCCTTTAGGAATAATATTTTTTGGTATATATCAATCCGATATATCGAAACGATAGTTAAGAATTGTAAATAATTAAAATGTAATATTGCACAAGATTATTTTTTATTATAAAATAATATTGTGGAAAAGAAAGAAAAGGAGAAATACAAATGCAAAAATCAACTATGCAAGTACAACAAACAACACAAAAAAATCAAACAATCGAAGATTTGAAAAATGAATTAAAAAAAGCAACAAACGAAAAGGAGGCATTGAGTAGCTATTTTCTATTACAACAACAAAAAGATTTTGACGAATACTCAAGACAAATAGAAAATAAAAATTTTTATTTAAGTAACTCATTCAAAAATGAATGCGTTAAACGTTGGTTTAATAATAATATGAAAAATATCACAATTCATTTGACCCCGAAAGCCGGAAAAGCAATTCTAGGACTAGCCTTTTTAGTAGAAGGATATTTAAAATTTGAAATGACACCGCAAAACCGCGATACAATAGCGGTTATTATTTCAATTAGTCATGAAGAAATGACTAACAACCAGATTTACTATTTAAATAATGAATTGAATATTAACATTCCCAAACACGAACGAGAAGAAGAAAACACCTTAGAACAAGAATATTTGAATTCATTTATTCAATCTATATAAAAATAAAAGGATATACTTAGTATATACTAGGTATATCCTTGCCTACTTTCTTTAACAAGAAAGTAGCAAAGAAACATAATTAATGAAACAGAATATTATAAATCACATAGTCGGTGCATCAGTGCTATAAACCGTCAGTGCAACACGTAATGTGCATGCGCATGCCTCCGGACACTCATCATTGACCGTCCCGTGTTAAACATTGACCATTCCATGTCACATCTTTGCTGAACCTGTTGTAAGGATATACGACAGCTATGGGGCGTCACCGATACACAGAATTCCTTGCTATCACTGACATACAGACTGTGTATTATTACATTTATATAAGAAAGAAACTACACAACCGCATAAGA